CCGCAGCGGTAAGCGGAACAGCTAAGGTCCAGAGATCAGCAACAATTTGCTCCCCGCCAGATAACTGCATACTCGGCGTTCTGGCTGAAAAGGTTAAGTCTTTTGCAGCGGTCCCAGCTTCGTACTCACTGCTGTCAGTGGTAAATTCACCTCTTGCTAATCCATCAGCATCTTTAGCAACATTTAGAGCGCCCTGATTTATGATACGCGCCCACATATTACTAGTGTATTTTGGAATAACGTAGTCAATGGCTTTCAATTTCTTGGGGTCGGAAGGGTCCACCTCAAAAGCCGTGTATATCCTTTGGCCTTTGTTAGGCCCACCTTCTTGAAGAACACCTGTCTGGCCGTATATTTCTTGCGCCCGTTGTTCCCAAGTGTCTACTGCGTTAGGCAGGTCTTCGAGGGCCTTTTGTTCTTCAGATAGCTCAACATCGGAATTTGTGATAGTTCCAACCAGGTCTTGAAAAGAAGCTTGTATACGATCAAAAACTCCAACACCCGGCTTTGTTCCGTATAAGTCCTGCTTTGTTAGGCTGTCGGCGGCGGCCACTGGTACAGCCGCTTTATTTTGTTTTAATCTCTCCTGTCGTGCAGCTTCAATCTTCTGAAAAAAATCCACATTACCAACACTGAATGGAGTGGTACTCTGGCCCTCGTTTTGTATGGCCGCGTTTGCCTCTTCCGCTGCCTTTTCTTGTTCTTTAATCCAAAGATCGTAAGCAGCGTCCTCGTCTGAAACCACTGGATCAGGGATGGTTGACCCCACTGCGTCTAGCATTTCTTGGGTAACACCCGCTTTTGCCATCTGATCGGGGAACATTGTGTAGTATTCTACGTCTGCGCTTGTTAATTCATTATCCATTATTTACCCAATCATTGAATATCTAGAGCTTGCTTTAAGGTAAGTAAGTTTTCTGCTGTATATTGTGGGCCGAACACTTCTCGGGCATACCGTTTGAACATACCTTGTAATATTGTCTGTTTATTATCTCCTGTTGAGGACATAATTTTATTAATCTGTGCGTTTATTGAATCCATAGCTATTTGATTATTTAAAAGGGCTTCCAGACCAATGCCTTGTTTTTGCGTTTTATCCACTACTGGGGGGGTAATTTTGGTAAAATTCTGATCATTAGACCAGAGTACTACCTCTGGAATGGTTCTTTCTAAGAATGCTGGCATAAGGGTCTGAAGGTCGGATTGCTCAAAGGCCGCTTTATAGGCGGGATAATTCATACCAAGGGCATGTTGAATGTCTCCCTTTAATATCCCTGCATACTTTTCTGTGGCTGCTAGTATTACGTCACGAGTCCTAGCTCTTAGATTAGTTGAATATGTTTTATAATCTAAACCTGCATTGTTAATTTTTACAGCATTTTTATAGTCAAGGTTAGAGAGAGCTTGTCCAGAGCTGCCTAAGTCAAGCTTGGCAAACGAGAAAGCGTGTTTAATATTTAACGCTGACCATTGAGCATATAATGCTGCACTTTCAGCAAAGCCGCCTTCACCAAGTTCAGCGGCAACTAAGCTATTTGTTTGTGATAAAAGTTGTTTCTTAAACTCTTTATCCGATAAATTTTCACCACCTAGCATAGAGGCTAAATTTTGTATTTCCGCCCCTATTTGAGTTATAATTTCAGCCGCTTTGCCGCCCGAAAGTAGCAAAATACCCTCGTTCTGTTCTACAAATTTATCGAGAGCAAGTGCAGTTCTAGACAGAGTGGTTGTATCAGCCCTTAATTCAAGCAGAGGTATATTTAAATCCCCCTTTACTTTATTAGCCAGCTCCGCAGCACTTCTTATATCATCGGTTGTAAAACCTACACTTTGAACTTCGCTCTGATCATAAATTACTCCGGTCTGTACGTTAAACCAATTTCCATTTTCTAGTTGGGTCAAGTACATTTCTACTGGCTCTTGTTGTACGTCTTGACCGTCTACTTCTAAGGTTGTGATAACTTTTACAGTAGCTTTTACATCAGTAAGTTTTATGTCATCATTTTTTTGATCTTCTTCGGCTTCAAAGGCCTCTTTAGTATCTGTCATTAATTTTTTTCTGCTTGTGAACGCCAGCAGTCTTAATGCCTGTTCCTTTGTTAAGTCTGTAGTTGGGATAGCCTGTAACTTGGCTATGGCGCTATCCAATTCTACTTCATGGGCAGTTATGTTTGTTTTTGACAGTGTGTCTGACATAAACTTAGGGACAGGTAATGCATCTGGTGGATATTGTTCTTTAATAGCCTCAAGCTGTTTTAAATATCTATCTTTCAGAATGCCATCTGACATACTGTCTGCTTCAGTCTTTTTACTAAGCCATTGCTCGTTAGTAGTGATACCTGAGAACCAATCTGATATGTTCCCGGTAGTTTCTTGTACCACTTGTGCCGCTTCCCACGTCTGTAACATCTCATTATATCTTGCCATGCGGTTTGTTTTTAAATCGCTTTCAGGCATAGCCTCTATTTGACGTTTTTTGGCATCAAAATCGGCAGAGGTTTTTAACCCTGCAAAGTAATCAGACTGATCTGATGTACTATCGGGGACAATAAACTGAGCTTTAATACCTTCGAGGGCCGCTAAAATCCTAGTCCTTATTTCTCCATCTTCCATCGCGTTAGCTTCGTTATTTGCCGCAGTCCAATCCTCTGCCGTCTTAATGCCAGCAAGAGCTTTAGAAATGTCTTCAGGCTTTTTACCTGTAAACGTAATCTCACCCTGAGTATCTCCGCTCTTATAAGGAGTTATATCTATATTAGTACCGTCTTCAGCCGTCCTTAGCTCAGGGTCTCTAGTCACTGGTTTTAGGGTAGTTAAAGCTCCGTCATCCATCTGCGTGACTGCGGTAGTTCCTTTCAAAGCATTATAAGCTTCTTGGTCTATTACTGGGTCTTGTCCAGTAACGCCCTCAGTGTAGGTGCTGTACTGATCCATAAGTTCATGTAATTCGTTAATACCAGTAATACCCCCGTCTTGGACAATGTTAAGAACGGCAGCCATATTGCCATCCGTCTTGTCTCGACCAGTTTGGGTAAAGTACAAATTAGATAGGCGAGTTTGTTTAGACAAAAGGGCGTCAGCTACAGCTTGCTTTTTTGCAATAGCGCGGTCCCTTATTTTATTTTCTTTTTTGGTTTCCAAATCCTCTATGCGCTTTGCTTCATCCCGCTTCAAAAAGCCCACTGCTACTTGATCAAAAAAACCCTTAAATGGGCTTTCTTTTGTTTTTTCATATGCCCCGGAAGATAAGCCAGCTCTTACTTTTGATGCCTCTGAATTAAATCCCATTATACTAATTCCTCTTCTGGCACAGCCATTTCTTCAGCCGGAACTTCTTCTTCCGGGGTCATGGCACCTAGCATTTCGTCCTGTTCATCTTGAGATGCAGCCATCTTATCAGGCATAGCCATGAGACTGCCTGTAGGCTCCTCTGGAGCCATCTCTTCTTCTGGCAGTTCCTCACCCTCATCCTCTTGATCAACGATACCTAGGGAAGCTTTAAGGAGAGTAGGGGTAATGATGGCTCGATCTTTATCCTCGACCCCCATCTCATACTTAATTCCAACATTCTTAGCCGAAATTTCTATGTAACGGGCGAGGGGGCCAGCTATAAGGATTGCAAGGTCAATACCAATCTTACCTTTAGAAACAGCCTGAAGTAATATTGTAGTAACTACTGTAGTTATGTGAGCATCAATACCCAACATTGCAAACACTAATTCTATTTGCTCCGGCTCATCGATCTTATTAATTAAGTAATCAACAGCCTCATCGTAATCCACTAAATCTGGGGGCCTATGCCAGGAATAGTTGCGTGTGTCTGATGTATAGTTTCCGCCGGGAATTGGGGCATTAAGCTGCATCGGAGGCTCCCTTGTCTTTAGCGTCTTTCTTCTTTTTCTTACCTTTAGTGGGTTCTTCTAAAATCTCTTCCTCTAAGGTGTCGAAGTACTCAGGGGTAAAAAATAGGCCTTCAGCATTAAGCTCCCCGGTCTTCATTGGCATCTTGCCATTGAGAAAAACTTTGATAGATTTTTTTACTGCATCATCGAAATTCATTTTAATTATCCTGTAATTTATGCTTTGCCGCCAAGGAGCTTAGTCATCCAACCAGACCCGCTTGTAGAACCAACGTAAGCTCCGGCCAGATTAAGGAGACCATCCATTATCCCATTACCTCCGCTGGAAGCGGCGGTTTGAGCTGTCATCTGTGCCATTAGAAGGCGTAACTCACGCTCCTGATCATTATCGGCAGTCTTCCAAATGTAATCTAAAAGGTTGTCTGCCGAGTCCCATATATTGTTTTGAACCTCTTGAGTTAGGTCTAAGGCTGCTTTGACATCTGACGCATGAGCCTCTGCCATCAGGCTAGTATTTTGTGTCTCTACAGACCTACGCCATTTTGCATTTGCGATATCAATGTTGTATTGCATTGTGGCCACAAATTGCTCACGGGCATCTCTCATTGTGGCGTTAAACTCGGCAGCCCCGTTAATTTCCCCGGCATTGAATTTTTTAAGAATATTTTGCTCTGAGGTATTATGTTTTTGGATATTGGCATTTAATTCTGCGTAAAAAGTATCTCTATCGTTTTCGGATTTAGCGGTAAAAAGCCTGTTTGCATTTATTTCGTTAGTGTTATCAAACATCGCTTGTATTAAGGCTTCTTTATTAATCACCTCGGCCTGTTGTTCATTCGTCATGTTCTGGAGGTCCATAGTCATGAAGGCTTTGGCATTTTGGACCGCAGCTTGGGATCGAACATCTAGATTAGCCATTTCTAGTTTAGACAGTACATTAGCTTTATTGATTATAGACTCTTGCTTATTGTCTAGGTTTTTTACGGTTAAGGTTTGAAAGAAGGTTGCTTCTTTCTCTGCTACACCCAAGGTGGCTTCCATAATTGCGTTAGCCATTGCAGCCGTAGCAGCGGTTCCTGAGATGCCGCTAAAGGCAATGGACTTCATTGCATTTCGGTGCAGGGAAGCGGCCCACGGGGGAATTACAGGCTCTCCGTTTGGTCCTTTAAATTCCGCAGTAATTGTCTTCATTTGAAATAAGATTGAAGTCTTAGCGTCTACAAAATCTTTGCCTTCACTATTTAACTTATCAGCAAGTAGCTTCCCCGCCGCAGTGCTGGTGTCGATTACTTTAGATATGTCTACGTTTGCCCAAGTGTTTAAAGCTATACCTAGCTCATTCTTTGTGCCGTCAGCATTAGTGCCTGTAGCTGAACCTGTGATATCAATAGCAAATTTATCTGCGTCTACCAAAGCGTCATCGCTGACTGTACCTGTTACCGCATTAACTGTCTCTTTATCCGTAATCTCGTTAAGCTTTGAATCGTAAGTGGAGGTTGCAGTTTGGTCGGCTAAGTTTACTGTTGAAGCATCCCCGGCTGTTACAGGGATGTATTCGCCATTTTCCCCTAACTTGTATTTGGCATCGTCCGGGTCAAGGCTGGTTCCTGTAGCATCTCCATCAACTTGCGTCATTAAGTCGGCTAATTTCAAACCTCGGTCTGCTAAAAATTTGTTAGGGTCTGCAAGTATAGCGTCCATATCAGCTTGGACTTTGAGAAGACCAGCTTTTTCAGCCATAGCCATAATGTCGTTGCTTGCGTAGCCACCTGAGCCACCTGAGCTAAACGCTGCTTGATTATTTTGCTGGTATGTAGCCACCTGGGCAGCACCATCATTATCACCAGAGTCGGTTAGTTTTTGTTGATTAAACTGATACCCAGTCATAGTTCCTTCTGGGTCTAGGTCTCCATTCTGATTTACCTTCATAGCAAGTTTATCAGTAACGGTTTTTCCGTCTTTGCTAACCACTACTTCATACATCATTCCCAGCGCGTTGTATGAGTAAGACATACCGCCGCCTTTTTTGGTATACACGGCTCTACCGTCTACTTCGGTCTCTGGGTCTACTGCGGAGTCCACTCCGTTCGCCCAAGAGGCTATACCGTTTAGAACTTTAGGCAGTGCGCCAAGAGGGTTAAGAGCTACGCCTAATGCAGCCGAAATCCCTGACTTATCTTTTTCTGGGGCTTTACCTTTTAGCCGGGGTTTAACAATACCACTTGAACTTACCGTACCGTCATTACTGGTGGAATTTGCAGTCCCGAAAATAGGTGTGCCATTAATATTCGTGTTGGGTGCAACGGATACTAAGCCAGCATTAGGGTTAGATTGCTGATTATCATAGCTAGCCTGAGTTACTAAATCACCGCCACTATAGACAGCCCCATCGTCAGGCGTAAATACGTTTGCAACGCTCTCTGTGAAGCTATTACCACCGCCAAAGGTGCTAGACCATAATCCCATTTATTTATCCTTTTCTTCTTGGCAGGTTCTTATCCTGTCGCGCAAGTTCACATAATCTGTGAGAGCCGTTTCCAGAGCGGTGCTTGAGGCAGGAAGATTATCAACTTCATCTGCTAATTTCTGGGCATATTCAGGTGAATAATCTGCCATTGGAGGGCAGTATATTTCCAGCTTGGTTCTATAGACCGTTCCCGCGCAACCTGTCAGTAAGACTAGCCCGGTCATTAATATCATCTTGTTCATGCTCTGCCATCTTCTTATAAAAGTGAGTGGTCTTTTGCTGTGCTTGTAGATCATCTTTAAGTACTTTGTTTTTTTCAGCGGCGTGACCTTTTACTCTCCCCATCAGATAGATAAGGGGAAGAGCTATTGTTAAAGTCATAATGATGTAGGATTTTATTTTGCCGAATATGAACATCAATCTTTGCTATCTTTGAAACGGGCATAAGCTGCCAAAGCAATGCCGCCGATAGCACACACTAGGAATACAGTTTTCAACATAGGCGCATAAGCAATAAGCCCCTGCATCTGCCCTGCAACCTCATTCATCGCTGTAGCTGCCCCGGCAATACCTGGACCCGCCATAGTTTTACTTTTAGCAAGAGACTTAGGGACGCTGGTTGTAGGGGCTTGTACCATCAACGGTCCACCTATCTCAGATGGTAGTTGGGCATCCGCACTAAACATAGCTGCTTCAGCCGCACGGCGTCTGGTGAGACCTGCCAGAGGTATAAGCTTCCCATTCACACGGGCCTTATCCCATCGCATAAGCTGGGCAGGTATCTCGCTGTACAAATTCTGATTAAGTTTTTTTAATAATGTACTGGTTCTAAATGCATTTGCACCTAAATTAAATATAAAAGATACTAGGGAATCGTACTGGTTTTGAGTAAGTGGTACGGTAACATAGTGCTTAATAGCCTCGGCATGTTCGTTTAAATCTTGGGTAAGACGCTCTTCACAGTACTCGCGGGTCCATTTGCTGTCTGCCGTCACATCTCTAGTTGCCCCATAACCTTGTGTGAGAACTCCGGCTGAACATTTGTAAGGATAAACAAGGCCGTCTTCTTTAACTTCATGTAGACCCTCAAACTCTTTAACTAGCTCAACGCCTTTTGTAGATATGGATGTAGGGTGCATAATTACCTCGTTGTTGCAAATGGTGACGCGAAGCCACTTTCGGGTACTGCCCCGGAGTTGGCTGGGGTTAGATTCCCCATACTCACATTACTTCCTGACATATTCTTTACATTACCTAGATCAGTAAGGGTGTTGTTAACATTCATTACTTTTTGTCCCAAAGACGCGCCAGTAACATCAAATCTTCGTAAGATTAGGTTACCTTGCTGATCAATTGTCCGATTGATTGTGTTGCCTTGCTCATCGATACTAGAGGCAATCAAATTACCAGTATCGTCAAAGGAGTTCCCAAGCTGAGTAAAGTTCTGTCGCATGTCCATGTCTAGGTCGGTTTGAGAGGATACTACCTTAGCCATATCTCTGGCGGCTACTATTTGAGCCGCGTCTAAGCTCTCCATGCCACTAGCCATAGAAGCCTGTAGTGCAGACGCTGCATTTTCAGTATTAGAAAAACCACCTTGGACTGTGCCTTCTAGGCTTGAAATCTGAGTTCCAACACCCTCTGCCACGTTACTTAGTTGAGTAGATGAGGCATCTGCAAAGTTACCCAGGTCTTCGCGCAATCGGGTGTTAGCGTTTGCATTAGCCAACTGCATGTCAGATCGAGTTCTATTGGCTAGAGATGTATCTTCTCCGTACCGCTCCGCATATGAATCAAACGAGGATACAAACCCATCTTGCGTGGCTTTCATGGCTGCTTGGTCTGCGGCATCCTGCGTTGCGTAGCTGTCAAAGCCTGTGTTCAAGCTGTCTAAGTTAGTAGCTGCATCAGCCTGACCTGCTAGAACGTCTGAGGAAACTTGCCCTACTTGAGTAGCTGCGTCTGTAAAGCCTGTTTCCAACGCTGCACCAGTGCCAATGATGCCTTCGGCAAGCGCACCAGCGTTGTTGGCCCTAGCAGTCTCAGCGTCTGCAAAGCCTTGGGACTGAGCGTTGAAACCTGTTGTGACATCCCCCTGCATTGCGGCGTTAGCCTCGTCTACAGTATTAAATCTCGTAGCTTGATCGTTAAAGCCGCCTGTTACATCGCCCTGTAGATTAGTGAGAGCTTGGTTGTTTGCACCTAGTGTAGCCGTGTTATTAGAAAAGTTTTGATCAAAGTTATTAAATCGACCCGTCATGTCATCATTATAGCCGCTGAGAGTATCTCTCAGATTAGTGAACCCCGTGTCAGTGTTTACGTTAACATCTGAGGTTATTCCTCCAATACCCGTCTTTAAGTCGTTGATACCTGTATCGACTGTATTAAATCGTGTACCTACGCCTGTGAAACCAGTTTTAAGGTTATCATCGAGATCGCCCTGATTTTTTTGGATTTGGGTATATTGATCATCACCTAGACCTGTATTTTGTACTACAGTGGTTTTTTTATTAAAGCTCATTTGTTTTCCCTTTCACCGCTAAGAAACCAACGTCCCTGTAGCCCATTCGTTGAAGAAACTTTTTATAGCTAGTGCCGCTAGCCTCAGTGCTGGATGCGATGGAAATCTCTACAGCACCCTTTTTAATTGCCCACTTTTCAAAATCTAAGATCATAGTTTTTAATATTATTGGGGCTTTTTTCCTGTGGTCAGGGGCAACAATAACTGCCCACTCCCCGGCATACTTTTCATCACTGAAGTAGTGGTAATCAACGTATCCATGAAAATAACCTAATATTTCATCCGAGCCTTTTTCTAACGCGATACAAACATATACGTCTGAATTAGTGTTTAGGCTTTGAGAAAGTAGGGCTTTTACTTTATCTTCATTAAAGTTAAATTTTCGGTATCTTGAGTTTTTATGCAGCCAAGTGGAGAGAGTTAATACAGAAGTAAGATCATCTTCACGAAGCCGTCTAACGTATACGGTCATGGGTGCCTATTAATACTTTTGTTGTACCAGCATAATAACACTTAACTAAGTGCATTGCAAGGGTTATTTCTTACCTAGGTTAGTTACGCCAAAGAATGCGCCTACGAGCGCCGCCACGGATACAAAATAAATTCCAGCGATAGCGGTCAGGCTCTCTGTCGCTTGAGAAAGACCTATACCCGCAGTAGCTATGATCGAAAAAGGGTACAAAAGCATTCCCCATAGTGCGAACCAAATCATCTTGCGTTGTTGGTCCCGTTTTGCGTTTTCATCTTTAATTCGCTCTTTTCGATCCTCAAGGTCAAGCGCGTGTTTCTCAAATTCATACTGATCAATCAGACCATTGGAGTCGGCATCTACCCGTTCAAATTCAGTCAAAACTTTATCCAACCTAAGTACCACATATACATACCTCCAGATAATAGAACTAAGGATATAAAGATGAAGATGGCTATCCCAGACATTATCATCTGTTGTTTTTCTTGAGCGGCTATTACTGCAAGTCTAGCCTCTTCTTTTCGCTCTACTCGTATCTCTCGCCTGATGTTTAACAGCGCCTGATA